ATTATAAACAGAAAGTTGATAACTTATAGATATATTACTTATGTATATTAGATATATATTTTATATTTGAATGTCATTAAAAATTACCTTTTAATCTTGTCTTTAGAAAGAGAGTTTCATTTATTTGGAACTCTTTTTTTTGTTCTAATAAAAAATAATTAACATTTATTGTTGGTAATTAAATAATTTGTTATATATTTGTTGAAACTTAAATAGAAATATTATGAATTTAGTACAAAGATTAAAAGAACCTTATTTAAAAAGTTTAAAAAACGCAAACGAAAAATACCCAACTATTATGGCAGAGGTTTTCGATGAGTTAGAAACAAAATCATTCTACACAGAGATAACTTACGGAGCGTGGTTACATATACACGCATTCACAAAGGCTAATCATCCTGCTGATATATTTAAGTAATAGTTATGGCAATTAATGACAATGCTTGGGAGGAGTTAAGAAAACAAATTAATGACTACCTAAAAGAAGATACAAATATTACAGACATAGCTATTAACTACCAAGTTAAATTAGCAAGTAGAGATACAAAGAATATATTAAGATTAGGAGTAAAAATAGATAAAGATATAATATGACACATTTAGAAGATTTAAAAAGAATAAAAGGTACATTAACAGAAGAAAATCAAGAGTATCTTTACAGCAGAATAATAGCATTAGAAAATAGAGTAGCTTTTTTAGAGGCAAAATTAGAAATAAGTAAACATAATTAAATTAAATAAAAATGAACAAAGACAGATTATTAGTATTGTACAAAAAGTACGAATTAGACAAAGAAGACTTTTTTAAACATCAACACTACACAATTATTACAAGGCAAGGTATTGATAAGATACAAGCATTAGAGCAAATACACGTAGAGTATGAAGTTATAAAGTGTGAGCCTAACTTTGCTGTATTTAAAGCAAGAGCAGTAAAAGAAGGTAAGTTAGTAGAAACTTTTGGAAGTGCATTGAAAGGAGCAGGATATAAAGATGGTAATACCAATTCTTGGTATGTAGCTGAAATGGCAGAGAAAAGAGCAATGTCAAGAGCAATACTTAAACTTACAGGATTTTATGAGTTAGGAGTATTTGGAGAAGATGAAAGTGAAAGTTTTAAAAAATAAATAAGTATATTAACCTAAATTAAAATAGAAATATTATGAGTGCAATTATCAATTACAGTTTAAGAGTAGACAAATTACCAAAAGAGAAATTTGTTGCAGGTAAAGATGGAGCGGTTTATTTAAACCTTACAATGTCTTTAAATGATGAAACAAGATATGGAAACAATGCTTCTATATATGTATCACAAACCAAAGAAGAAAACGATGCTAAAAAACCAAGGGACTATGTGGGTAATGGTAAAGTAGTATGGAATAATGGAACGATTGTAAATGCAGAGAAACAGGTAAAGGAAGCAGTAGCGGAAGAGCCTGTAGCTGATTTACCATTTTAATTAAATTGAGGGTAGTGTAAAAGCTACCCTTTTTTTTTATATATTTAAATTTTTAATGACAAATAATTTTAAATGAAAGAAACAAAAGAACTTACAGAAGAACAAACAGTAAAATTAATGGAGATGCAGTTGCTTGAAGAAGAGTGTACTGTGTCGTTAGAAGAAGATTTAGATTATCCACCAACAGCATTAAGTTTAGGAAAACAAGTAACACAAACAACAAAAGGAGATATAACTGTACCAATACCAATAGGTACTTATGGTAATTTCTCGTTTGTACAAGCACCACCAAAGACAAAGAAAACATTTTTTATATCACTATTATCAAGTGTTTTTTTAAGTGGTCAAAACAATTTTGGAGGTAAGATAAAAGGGCATAGAGATGGAAGGTGTTTATTACACTTTGATACAGAACAAGGTAGTTGGCACGCTCAAAGAGTATTTAAAAGAGTAAAAGATATGGCAGGAGATATAGATGTAGGATGCTATAAAACTTTTGCTTTAAGAACGATAAACTATAAAAAAAGAATTGATTTTATAGAATACATTTTAGAACAAAATAAAGGTAGTAATGGTTTAGTAGTTATAGATGGAATAGCGGACCTTGTAAGCGATGTAAACAACCTTGAGGAAAGTAATCTATGTGTACAGAAGATAATGGAATGGAGTGCTAAATATGATTGTCATATAATAACGGTTATACATAGTAATTTTGGAACAGAAAAGGCTACAGGTCATTTAGGTAGCTTTCTTTATAAAAAGACAGAAACAGCAATAAGTTTAGAACAGAACACAGTACACAAAGATAACATCACAGTTAGTTGCAAATTAAGTAGAGGATACGCATTTGAAACGTTTAGCTTCAGCGTAAATAGATTTGGCTTACCTTTTGTTGTTGGAGATGTATATGACCCTTTAAAAGACTTTAAAACAAATCAACCGAAACATAAAGAAATACCTTTTTAAATTAAAACAAAATGTCAAAACTAATTAAAGAAGCATACAAGAAACACAAGACTTGGATTAATATAGTAAAATCTTTTGGATGTCCTGAAAACATTTCAGAAGATATAGTACAAGAAATGTATATTTATTTAATTAGATATGATAGAGAAGGGAAAAATATTTGGCACGAAAAAGGAGAAGTAAACTACTATTACATATTTAAACAATTAAGAGGAATTTATGTAGCTTATTTAAGAAGTAATAGCAAGATTATAAAAGTATCTTTAGATGAATTAAAGGAGATAGATAAAATCTTTGAAGAGGTAGACCCATTAGAATATGAAGAGAAATATCAAGGCTTTTTAAACAGCTATTTAAAAGCATCTGATGATGTATACTGGTACGATAAGAAAGTATTTGAAATAATAGCAAAAGGTAAAAGTGTAGCTGAATTAAGTAGAGATACGAACATTGGTTACTATTCGCTTTATAATACGTATAATAAGGTAAAAGATAAATTAAAAGATGAATTGTTATGATTTTAAACATACCTTATAAATTGAAATTAGAATGCTGGGATTATTTATCTGAAAACAATATGGGTAATAGACATTCTGCAAATGGAAACAAGGAGCAGCAGTTTGTTGGTTTGATTGGAGAAGTATTAACAAAAAGTGTTTTTGGTTTAAAGCACGAATATATAAATGGTTTTGATGGAGGATTTGATTTAGAACATAAAGGTAAGAAGATTGATGTTAAGACAATGGGAAGAACTGTAAATGTAAAATCTTACTTTGTACATAATTTTATTGGATTTCAAAAGGACTTTGATTGTGATATTTATATTTTTAATAGTTTAAATAAAAAGACAAATAAGTTAGAAATATGTGGTTGGGTTACTAAAGATGAATTAATAAACAAATCATCTTTTTATAAAAAGGGAGATGTAAGAAATAGAGATAATGGTACTTGTTTTAAAATGAAAGCAGATACTTACGAAATAGAAAATAGATTGTTAAACAAAATTAATTTACTGTTATGAAACTTGGAGATTTAATTGAAAAGATTACAACGTACACAGGTATTAAATGGATTGTGAAGAAGATATGGGGAGATGACTGTGGCTGTGATGAAAGGAAAGAAAAATTAAACGATGTAGAATTATGGTAGTTATGACAGAACAAGACAAAGATATATGGGTAGATTTTAAGGCAAATGTTACTAATAGATTAACTCCTGAATATAGGAAAGTTTTATGTACATTACACGCAAAATATTATAACCATAAATATTCAGAACCTTGTACTTGTAATGGAAGATTGTACAAGACTTGGATAGCTGATATCGATAAAATATATGTCAATAAATAAAATACACAAGTTAGAACAATCAGTAATTAAGATATTAAACCTTGATGGATGGAAACTCAAACACACAGGAGATGGCTCTAAAAGTTGGGATGCAGAAGGATTAACACCAAAAGGCAAAGAATGTGTTATAGAGATGAAGTTTAGAAATAAACACTATGATACTAAAATGCTTGAGCAGTTTAAATACGATAAGCTAATAGGCACAGGGAAAGTAGCTTTGTATTTTGTTAACGACCCAAAAGCTAATTATCTGTTTTGGCTAAACGATATAGAACTGCCTGAACCTGTAAAAAAATATTGTCCTGATACTACAATGTGGACAAGTAAGAAAGTTTTAAAGCCTGTATATTTGTTAGAAGAAAGTAAAGCAGTAATAATAAATGAAAACTAAAGGATATATTTATAGCAATCAAATACCTATGTTTGGTCATAAAGATATAATTGGTTATGGAACTGATAATTTTTATGTAAAAGAGATAGAAAGAGATTTAGCTAATGAAACTATTATAAAAAA